ATAGTAAAGTCACCTTGATTGCATTCGTATTCTAGTGCGTTAGCTCTAGCCAATGCTTCACGTTGTTGTAAGGTTTGAATTAATTGTGGATCGCCAATGATTCGTTGTGCTGCAATGGTTGCTGCCTTGGCGACAATGTAGTTTTGTACAGGTGCAGGGAGATCAACCCAATCAAAAAACCAAACCACATCCACTTTAAAACTATCACCTGCTGTATCTCCTATTGTATAAGTATGATTATATCTATCATATATTTTACCATCACGTCTAACAGGATCTATATTACCTTTATAAGATTCAGAAAAATCTATTTGTAATATATTGCTAGGTATTTCGTATTCTTTATTATTATTAGTTACTATTTCAAATTCAAACTCTTGGTTGAAAGTCCAACCTTCTGCTTGTACTTCTTTTGATACCTGTAACAATGTATCGTATGCAATCGCAACGTCTGGGTT